GATTCCATATACCAGAACTCCCATAAATATATCTAGATTATTAGCAAAGTAAAATAAGTCCCATGCGACGACTCCAAACAGAATCGCCGTCGCATATCCTACAACAGTAAAGAATATTTTTTTTCTTTTCTGTCGTCGTTCTTTTCTTGTATTACTTTCTTGAAATAATATATTCATTACTTTGACTCCTTTTTAATTCTAATAAACGATGATAAGTAGTTATGGAAATAACCTTTGTGCATTACTTGTTTAGATTGAAACTGGCACAATAATTGTACTAATTCTACTTTAGTAAAGTTATCGTATAAATCTTTATTAGTAATAACTTCATAGTTATTTAATTTATTTTTTAAATTCATTACTTTGACTCCTTTTTAAATGTTTGAATAAATTGTGCATTTTGATACGACGGAGAATTAAAGACTTCATTTATTGTAAAGATATCGGATTGATATTTTTTACAATGTAAATAAATCTTTTTATTTATATGAAGCTCAAAATTTTTAATTGATATAATTAAATAATTTAGAGAGTCTGCTTTCTCTAAAATAGTTTTATTATTATCACAATATAGCGCCATTGATTTAAAAGTTGATATCATATCTATAAGTCTATCCATTGAGCGACTCTCTTCTATAGAGAATCGCTCTTCATTTAAATTAATGTTATTCATTTTTTTAACCCTTCTATTAATAGTTTGTGACCATCAGAAACAGTATATCCACTATACTCTTTAACAATAAATCTTATTCTATTGCTATAGTCCTTACTAAATACCTTATTAACTATCATAGTTTCTTTAACTATTTTAGCTTGTTTAGAGTCGAGTCTTTCTAGTTGTTTAATCTCTTTATAAATAGGAGATTGTTTCAACTTTAATAACTTTCTTCTAATTGTTAAAAGAGCTTTTTGGTTTTTTTCTATTTGTTTACTCATTTTACTTTCTCACTTTCTTTTTGTTTTATTAAACGTTGATTCGTTTAATATCTAGATATTAGTTTATAAATTAAAAAATGTCAATATATTATTCCATTATCTACCATAATAATTTATTAAACAAAAAGAGAATATGACTCGACGCCTGGATTTTTTTTCCAATAGTTATTATTACATTATTATTAAATAGTCTTTTTATTATCAATGATAATAAAACCCCGAACCCCGACCCGATTATCCCGACCCGAAAAAAAACCCGACCCCGTTAGGGGCCAGGTTTATAGAAAGTTAGAAAGTTTTTTTATTTATTTATTTTTTAAGAAATTTTTTACTTCTGATAATTCTTTAAACTCGGCAACACTTTCTAGTATATCTCCTTTATTAGTTACAGGTTTAACAACATAAACGGCTTTTTTATCATTGCCAAACATATCCGACCATTGATAAGTATGTTGTATTAAATAACTTGTTTTACTTTTTTCACTTTGTAAAACTCTGTAATTAATATCATTAAAAAATTTTTTATTCTCGGGTGAAAAATAACTCTTATTTTTTTCTTCTAATTGTTTCATATTCATAATGACTCCTTTATTTTATTATTGATTATAATGGTATTATATAGTAAAATATATTTTTAATCAAATCAAAAAGGAGTCATTATGAATATAAGAGAATTAAAAAAAGACGATGTGATTTTATCTAAACAACTAGGAGTCCCTATTAAAGGTAAACTTCTAGAGTCACCATTACAAGGAAAGGGAGTCAAAAAAACAATTCTTATTTTTGCTTATGGAGAAGATATAGGAATGTTTAACGAACATGGATCGATTTATATTACTGATATATTAAAAGTAAAAAGAGATAATAATTGGATTAATGTACAAGTTTAAATTTTTTCAATTAATAAGCCCCAGGAATCGATTCCTGGGGCTTTTTTTATTTTAGCGTCAACAACATTATTTTTTATTATCTATTCATTTATATTATATTTACTTTACTATTATAAATAAAACCCCGAACCCCGACCCCGAAAAGATCCCGACCCGATTAAAAAATAGTTTTATATATATGGTATTTTATGGTACAATATTATTTTAACAATGATAGGAGTCATTTATGAAAATACGTATAACTTTAAATAGTAAAAATAAGAAGCTCGGTAAAATGCCGACAACAACAACCGAACGAAAATCTTGCCCAGACTCTTGCCCATTAAAAAACGGCGATTGCTACGGCGAGAAGTATCACACTTCTATAGTGTGGGGTGAGACTGAAACGGGTTTTAATAAAAGATGGAAAAAAAATTTTTCCAATAGTTGGGATGATACTATAAAAGCAATTGCAAGCTTTCCTGAGTCCGTGGATATATGGCGACACAATCAAATCGGAGATCTACCTAACGACGGCGACGACAACGAGTCTATTGACGAAAAAAAATTAGATCAGTTAGTTGAAGCAAACAATAAACGTCGTGTAATTTGTTTTACTCACAAACATAGTCGAAAGCATCCAGATTTTAAAAATGGTAAAATTGATTATAAAAATATTGAGATTATAAAAAAAGCTAACGACAACGGATTCACAATGAATCTTTCGGCGAATGATTTAGAACACGCCGACGAATTAGCACAACACGGACTCCCCGTTGCCGTGGTAGTTGATAAACATACAACGGCGACTCCAGATGGACGACCCGTTGCAATGTGTTTAAACCAGACTAAAGGACTCACTTGTAAGCAATGCAAGTTATGCTCAGTTAATACCAGAAAAACAATTGTCGGATTTCTTAAACACTAAGAAATCTGGCTCACTAATTCCGGGCGGCAACATTAGCGGCCCGGGCCAGGCCCGGATATATACTGACTCCTAATCTAAAATATCCGGGCTTTGGATTAAATTATTATCCTGACCCCCGACCCCGAATATTGGCTCAAAAATTCCGACCCGATTTGATGTATGTTTTATTATGGTTTCTATTAATCCCGAAAAATCGTCCCCCGACCATAAACAAGGTATCCCCGAACCCGAATTCATTTGCCCCGACCCGATATTAACGAACCCGAGTCCTTTGGTCGCCAACTCCCGACCATATTCCCCCGAAAATAAATATAGGTGCGAGGTTGAGAGGGGGTTAACCAAGTAAAAACTTACACCTCCCGATTTAAAATACCCGTAATTCCAAGCAATTTGTTGAGCAGAGATAGAAACTCTGTTAGTTTTTGTTACTTTTAGTTCAATCCAAAACGGCAAATGATTTGCACATATATGCACATCTGGAACTCCACCACCTAAACGATTTTCAATTCTTGTTATGTGCCACTTGCTTGGGAGATTTTTTTTTACTCTGCTCCACAGAAGAGCCTCTGGTTTTTGTGTCATCTATTACCTCTGCATCTATAAATGCTTGTGGGTGTTTATTTCTTAATTCTTTTAATCTATTTTCAATTTCATTTCTATCCATTCCATCAATTGCATGATAGTGATTTGTTTCTCTTCTATCAGTAGTAAGACCACCTAAAGAACTTCTAATTTTTTCTGCATTTATACTTGCAGTAAATTGACCCTCTTCTTCTGCTCTATCTCCTAGATCTTTAAATCTTTTTAATTGACCTAAAAGAGTAACACCATATTTCTTTTCTCTCTCTTCACGTAGTTCATTTATATATTCAGTAACATGAGGGAAAACAATTGGGTCTAAAAGTTTATGTGCTTGGATTCTAGCAATTCCATTTTTATCAGAATATCCTGCCTTGCGAACACATTCTGCATTACTGTAAATTCCTTCTACAAAATATTTAGCAAACTCTTTTTGTCTATTAGTAAGTTTACGATTATGTTCTTCTTCTATCTTTTCAATTTTATTTTTACTTGCCATAACACTATATATACTAAACGAATCTAAAAAGATAAATAGTTTTTTGATTTTTTAAACCCTTATCGGTCAGAATGTTAGATTCGTTACATAAAAAGTGTAACGAAAACACCCTAAGTGTAACGAGTAGTGTAACGAGTTTTATCTTCTGTAAGTACTGCTTTTCCAATGTTTTTAACAATATTTTTTTGACTCGTTACACTTTTACACTTTTTTATGCCCATATTTTGTTTTTACAACACTAAAATATATTTTGACCGTATATATGCAAAAGTGTTGCAAATAACCCATTTATCATGGTAAGATATGGTATTTAATAATTAACTTAGGAGTTACACGATGAACGATAGACACTTAAACGAAATGAGAAAAGACTTTAACGAGTTTTTTAACACAATGAACGATAAGTATAAATCAACTTTTAAAATGCATACTGTTAGATACAGTGGTTCAAGGGCAGAGGTCAGTGAAGGATCTTTCAAGGTTGAGTTTGTAGTCGATGGTCAAAAATCTAAAGACGAACAGATTTTAGAATTGTATGCAAAAAGCGATAATCTAGATCTTACAAAAAAGTATGACCACCATAGATTAGGAACAATTAAATTACATTCATATCTTACTAAAGCGAGAAGTAACAAATATGTAATTGAAAGTTCTAATGGTAAAAAGTACAGAATTGATTATGTAGATGCGACAAGATATTTCGGAAACAAACCTACAAAGACAGAAGTTACTACAGTAGGCATGGACGGAAAACTTACTTTAACAGATAGAAAAGGGAGAGTAATCAATGAGTAATTTTAACAATGAAGATAAAAAATATGCGACTAAACATTACAGTCAATTATTAGGTCATACGATTAAGGAGTTTCACTTTCCAGAAAGTGAACACGCACTAAATCCATTTCCGATTTTTGTTACCGAAGATAAACAAGGTAACAAATGGCAAGTTGATGTGAGTTGCGACCAAGAAGGCAATGGTGGTGGTTTTTTATTCATTCAAAAAGATAAGGAGCAAAAATAATGATTAGTAAATCTATGATGAAAAAATATTTTGATAGATGGACTGATAGTAGTTATAGCAACGATGTTATAACTACTAGTATCGGTTACAACTATATAGATGAAAAAGAAGATTATGAAATGCAGTTATGGTATTTAGAAGATCCTACTAAAAAAAATGAAGAGCAAGAAAAATTAGGTTTGGGAATTTATTCATTATCAATGAGAAAAGATAGTGTAACTGTAACTAAAGAAGATTTGAAAAATCACGCAGAACTTATAGAGGGAGATGACCATTTTTCATATTATACTGATAGTTTTATACATTTAATGAAAGTATTAAGAAAGTTTTATCCCGACTCTGTTGATGAAAAGAGAATGACAATGGAGAGAAACTTCATTTGTGATATGTCCAATATTTTGCAAGATTTTTGCAAGTTTAACAATTTGCCTTATAAATCTGCCGATGATCTATTGTATGGCAAGCACGAGAAACCGATTTCTTTTACTAAAAAGCAAAGGGATTTTTTAATATCTTATATGTCTATGTGGGACAGAGGTGTTGCATGAATTTAAAACAACTATATGAAAGAGCAAAAAAGAATAATTCTTATTATGCGAAAGAAACTTTTGAAGATTTTATTCACGATTATAAAAATGTAAGAGAAGACTTTTTTGTTAGTGAGAAAGAATATAGAAGACTTGCCCCAAAGTTAGAGGGCGAATTTTATTCTTATTATAAAAAAATATATGGAGTGGGGTATTTAAATGAGTAAAAAATATTACATGAGCGCAAGTGACTTTATAGAGGTCACTTGCGAACTTGCAGATAAATTATTGCAAGAACGATTAGGTGATAAATACGCACAAATAAAAACTGAACATAGTTACACCGAAGAAGGTCAAGAACACTTTAATCAATTACTTGATGAGGTTGAAGTTATTTTTGAGAGTGTCGGAATTGTTTATAAAAATGAGGAGGACGAAAATGCCTGAACTAAATTACATAGGTAGTGGAAAACATAAACAATTAGGGTTTGAGTGGGAAGGTTTTTTTATCACCGACCCATTTACTTCTAGTTGTAATAGATTTGAAGTAGACCCGATATCTGAATATGGTTTAACAACCGAGCAGGTAAAAAGACTTAAACAAGAAAATAATTTAGGAGATTAAAAATGAAGTATGAATATGGATTTGAGGATTGGTCGAGAAGTACTGATAGATACACTATAGAGTGTGATAGGAAACTTGACCAAGATGAAATATTTTTTGTGATAAATGAAACAGAGGCAACATCACTTTCTGATTATAAGCAGTATGAGGATATAACATCTAAAATACCATTAGATGATGGAAAAATTGCACTTGTGACTTATCACGGAAATGATTTAAGTAATTCAGATTATGAAATAACAAGAGGAAAGGAGAACTTAAAATGAAGTATGAACAAATGTTAGAGAAAGGTCTTGATAAAATATTTGAATCTTTAGTCGGCGACAATGGTTTAAAGAGATGGACTACTAATCCAGATGAGGGGTTAGGTGGTAATGCTATTGAAGAAATAATCAATGAGATCCACCGACTAAAAGATATTGAGTACAAGTATGAGAATGAAACCAAGAAAGATTTCAAGGACGGAGTACACGATGGTCTTATGGTCGGGGTACGAGATGAAGACAACTACACACACGATTACAAAGAAGGGTATGACTATGGAGTTTTTCTTCATACCGAGATTGAAGAAACGCAAGAATTAGAAAACCAAAAACTTCGTGAAAGGAGAAAGTAATGCCAAATTGGACTAGAAACGAATTAGAAATACAATTTCATAATGTGTCAGAAGATACAAAAGAAAGGAGAAAAAGTGTTGATGACTTTTTAAAAAAGGTCACGAAAATAGAAAAGTATGACGATGGTACAAAAAGACAGATACTTGATTTTGAAAAGATAGTACCACCCCCGAAGAATATGTTTAGGGGAAATCTTTCTGATGAGGATAGAAAAAGATGTGAAAAGAAAGGTATCCCGAATTGGTATGATTGGTGTATTGAAAATTGGGACACCAAGTGGAACAGTTGTCATTGTACCATTGATATAGATAAAGAATATTATGAATTTATATCTATAACTTTTAATACTGCTTGGTCGCCACCCGTTCCCGTAATTGATAAGTTAAAACAAATGTTTCCCGATTTACATATTTCTGGTAATTATGTAGGTGAAGCAAATGAATTTGCAGGAGTATTTTAGGGAGAAGTATTATGGGACTTTTTGATGATGCTTGGAGAACATCTGTACATAAATGCAGTATCTGTGTTTTTAAAGCAGATGTTTTAGAGCATGAAAAATATTATTGTCATAAATGTTATAAAAAACTATTTTTAGAGAAAGGAGAAAACAATGGCTTTCATAGGATATCAAAAAAAAGCTTTAACAGAGGATCATAAAAATTTAGGAAATTATTTTGAGATGTATGAAGTAGATCAATTAAAAAATCTTATTTTAAAAGTTTTTAAAGATCACGAACTATTAACCAAGAGAGGACAAAAAGCATTAGAGGATCTAGTTAATATGTTAAATACAATGGAAGATCTGGAATATCGTCCAATGAAAAATAGGAGAAATAAATGAGTAAGTTTCATGTAACTATTTTATGGGGAGAGAATCCCGGTCCTGAAACAGATTTAGCCGTCTACAGTTTTAAAACATTAGAAGAAAGAAAAGCATTTTTACAAGGTGTAGAACAATCTTTAGGGTGGCAAGGTGTAGATTGGCGAATTCACGATGTGCCGCGAAAGTTTAAAAAAGAAGAATTTGATAATTATATAGGAGGAAATTATGAATAATAAAGCAGAACAAAAACCCGAAGAACAAAAACCCGAATTAATTACTTGGTCTAATGCGATTGATATTTTAGAAAGACACATTATGCACGACGAGTTTATTTCTAAAAGTAGTTTAATAAAAGCATTGGACAGAATTAAAAATGGGTAAAAAAGCAGTAAACTTAGATGACTATAAGAATGTCCCGACCCCCCATAGTAAGATGTTGTATCAGATAG